TACTGATCGCTATCTGGCTAATTTCGCCGCCGCCGTTAATAGCTAAGGAGCTTAATTATGGCCTTACCACGCAAACTTAAGTTCCTGAATGTATTCAATGACGGGAACAGCTATCAAGGGGTGGTTGAATCGATCACCTTGCCAAAATTAAACCGCAAATTTGAAGAGTTTCGCGGCGGCGGGATGAACGGCAGCGCCAAGGTTGACTTGGGGTTAGCTGACGGTGCGTTAGATGTTGACTGGACGTTAGGCGGCATTGAGTCCGAGATTTACAAGCAATGGGGGGTAACTAAAGTCGATGGCGTGCTACTGCGCTTTGCGGGTTCCTATCAGCGCGATGATACCGGTGAAACCCACGCAGTAGAAATTGTGATGCGTGGCCGCCATGAGGAAATCGACGGCGGTGACAGCAAGCAAGGTGATAACACCACCACCAAGATTTCCACCAAAAACACTTACTACAAATTGACCTGGGACGGCGAAGTACTGATCGAAATCGACATTGTGAATATGGTAGAAATGGTCAATGGCGTCGATATGTTGGAAGCCCATCGCCGCAATATCGGCTTGTAATATCACGGTGTGGAATGCTCCGCGCCTTTACCCTTTATTTTTGGATAGCCATCATGAAAGAAGTTAAAGCAAAAAACGAAACCAACGCGGTGATTGATACCGTAGCGCCGGAGCAAGACAAATTTAACGTGATCACACTGGATGTGCCTATTGTCCGGGGGGGTAACACTATTACCGAAGTGACGGTGAATAAACCCAATGCCGGCGCACTACGCGGTGTCAGGCTGCAAGCGCTGATGGAAACCGATGTTGATGCATTGATTAGGGTTTTACCTCGTATTACCACACCTAACTTGACCGTTCCAGAAGTCAATAATCTTGATCCGGCTGACATTTATGCATTGTCTCAGGCGTTGGCACTTTTTTTCTTACCGAACTCGGTCAGGTCAGATTACCTACCAGTTTAACGGTTGATGATTTGATGGCTGATATTGCCGTGGTATTCCATTGGCCGCCATCAGCCACCGATCCGATGACCGTCGGCGAACTTTTAGAGTGGCGACATAAAGCTATTATCCGTAACGGGGGCAGTGATGAGTGATAAGAACCTCCGCTTGCAGGTTTCTTTAAGCGCCATTGATAAAGTTACCAAGCCATTTAAATCTATGTTGGCCAGCAATAAAACGCTGGCCGCTTCCATTAAAGCAACGAAAGGCCAACTCAAACAACTGGATGCACAATCTGGCAAAATTGAGGGCTTTCGCAAGAATAAAGCGGCGGTTAATGGAACCGCTCAGGCGCTGGCCGCCGCCCGTGATAAAGCGCGCCAGCTTGCCACCGAACTAAAAAACAGTGCTGCCCCAACCGCTAAACAGGCGAAAGAGTTTAAGCGTGCCAGTGAAGAGGCCGCCAAGCTAAAGCAAAAATACCATGACTTACGTACTGCGTTGCATACCCAGCGCACCGCACTGCAAAGCAGCGGTATTGCCACCAATCGATTAGGTCAGGCGCAGCGATCCCTTAAAGCCAATATCACCAGCACCACTGCCGCACTGACCGCACAACAGCGCC